TTACTGACCCCCACAGTGCGTGTAGAGGCCGCTGCGCTGGCCGTGAGAGGCAGAATGGTGTGGTTCTGTGTGACAAAGTGCAATAAAGTGTGGAATTGTGTGACCATTTGAGCATAGCCTCTCCAACCACAGTGATCTCAAAAAATTTTTGCATGATTTCTAGTGTGGGACTCTGTGTTTTCGCACCGTTCGCCACCATTTTGTCACCAGATCCCACCGAGTCCCTGACCGCGTACGGTGAGTCTACGGTGGCCCCGCTGCGTGAGATTCATGTGCGCACTGTACTAAGCAGTGGGATCACAGCTATATACTAGTATGATCTCTACACTGGCTATGCTGCCTTTCATCTTCATACTCACACACATAGCTGTTCAAGGTGATTCATACACAGTGAGATACCAGGCTAGGATCTGTGTCTTCTGTTATCTTGCGATCGCTGTGGCATTTTGGCTATAGGCCCCGCTGCTAGATATACCAAAATGCATTGACAGTACAGGACTTTGACTGTATAATATACACATGCTTAAGAAAAAGCTGTTATCTAGGAGCAGAGAATCCGTGACATTACCAGATGAAAGATACCGTGCAGTGCGGCACACAGAACAGTTTCTTCAACGACTAGCGGCTGGGGAATATCCCCGTGTGGCCAAGGCAGTTCGTGATGAAGCTAGAGCATTGCTGCGACACTATCCTAATGGTTATGACATGGATCGTGCAGCGCGAGCCTGTCCTGATGTGTTTGTGGAACGCTATGAAGATCTGCACAGATTCGTCTTGCAGGCCCGTCGACTAGCTCCCACTGACGGAGGGGAACAGCAGCAGGAGATCACAGACTAAGCAACAGTTTAGGGCCTCTAGCTCATGTTGGTTAGAGCAGCGGACTCATAATCCGTTGGTGCCGTGTTCGACTCACGGGGGGCCCACCACAACGCAGCAGCACAGCAATCTGACCGTAGTTCAGGGGATAGAACAACAGCCTTCTAAGCTGTGGGTCGCTGGTTCGATTCCAGCCGGTCAGGCCATTACAGCAGCAACAGCAGCAGAGAGAACGCACAGTGTACCGGCATCCCAATCCCATGGATCCTCTAGATCCCTTTAAACGTTGGTATCGCCAGCTATGGCCCCTGCAGCGTGTGGGAGTGTGGATCTGCGCAGCTGTAGTGGTGTGGGCACTGCTGCTGTGGGTCACCATCTAACAGCAGCAACAGCAGCAGGGGCAGAGCGCAGCGAGATATCTGAGGAACCCTAAGGGTTCAAGGGTCTTTACATTTTGGTTGACAGAATGGTGAAATGGTGCTATAATTATAACATGAACTTAGAAAAGCCCACTCGTAAAAAGCGTCAAGACCGTACTCATATCATCTATGAGCTACGTGTCAACGGACTGTCTTACATAGGCGTCACTGCCAAGACTGAGACTACTATTAATAAGAGTGTTCTTGCTCGTGCAGCCAAGCACTTCTACAGAGCCAAGAAAGAGAACAAGGACTGGCTCTTGTGCCGGGCTCTGCGCTCGCTGAACGACAAGAGCGAGATAGAAGTACTTGTTCACGAAACACTCAGAGGCAAGGCAGCGGCACACCGGCGTGAGGTGGCTCTGCGCCGTGAAATTAACCCTGCGCTGAACACGGATGTTCGCGGGGACTGATTGACAGCACAGCAGATTGGCACTATAATTAACACATACACACAAAGGAGCGAGCAATGTCATTATTCGATCAAGACTACAAAGTCATACAGGGTCTACAGCAACGCCTGGGCGGGTTGGGTCTCCTAGAGACTCTGACCTACATAGAGTCCAACACTGCTGAGTTCTCACTGCAGGAACTTCGCAGCTTTTACCACATCATGAGCGAGATGCGTCAGCTGTTCGCGCCTGCAGAAGCTGGTTGACAGCGTTGCAGAATGGTGCTATAATACACACATGTTAACAAAGGAGCGAACGATGTCAGCATTAGCAAAGTTTATAGAACAGAAGAATCACTGGAACAGCTTCTTCAAGGGCGAGCAATACGAGATCGCTACACAGGCAGGGCGTCAACGTGTAGCAGATATGATCGACTCTGCACTTAGCCCAGAGAACCTTACCTGCGATGGCGAGCTGCCCAGGTCAGAAGTACAGCGCCGCTACCGAGAGCTGATCACAGCTGCCAAGCAGTTGAAGAAGTTGGACCCTTCAGTTACATTCTACGAATACTCAGAGGAGATTGCATGAGACCCTACGAGTGTTTTTATCGTAATCAACGTTGCTCTGTAATGGCTGAGTCCAGCTACAGCGCACAGCAGAAAGCAGCCACGATATTCAAGGCACGTAAAAGCCATGAAGTGAGTGTGGTTTTAGCAGATGTTGTGGTTGACACAGCAGCAGTTTGAGCATATAATATACACTTACACACACTAATAGGAGCGACGACTATGGGAACACGATCAAGAGTAGGTGTCATGCATGGCACAGTCTGCAAGAGTGTCTACTGTCACTACGATGGCTATCTAGAGTACACAGGCAAGCTGCTGCTTGACCACTACAACTCAGCAACAGCCAACGAGTTGGTAGCACGTGGAGACAACAGTGGAGTTCAGAAGTCCCTCGAGGACATGAACTTCTACACGGATCGTGGCGAAACCAATGTCAGCTGGCAGGTTGCGCACACCTTTGAAGAGTTCCTTGAGCAGGTCCACAACTGCGGGGGCGAGTACTACTATATCATGCGTGATGGTGAGTGGTACGCTGGCTCAGTCTACGGTGCCAAGGGCTTGGTCATGAATGGGTTGGTTCCCCTAGCAGAAGCTGTTGCTGCCAACACCATTGAGCAATTGACTGCAGAAACAACAGAAACCCAGATAGCACAAGTGTTATTCAAATAGGGGTTGACAACAGCCCCAAATGGTCGTATAATACACACATGTTAAACACAAATAGGAGCGAAACTATGCAGATTATTCTTAGTGCAGGCAAGTACGGTAAGCCTAATCAAATCTATGCAGGCATCCAATTGACCCTAGATCAGCCCTTTGTGAGCAGGCCCAAGGAGGGCTACGAAGGCTTCATCAAGGTGGTCAATGACGGAGCAAACATCCGTGGCGGTGGCACCACCTGCGAAGTACTGTGCAATGAGGCTGACATCGAATATGTTACTAGTTCAACCCCCGTACCACAAGGAATCAGCATGCTGAAAGCACTGAAGAAGACTGCCAAGAACTCCGCAGAAGTCACGGACTTCACACAGGTCAAAGTGCCAGACGCTGTGGTTGCGCACGAGACAGACGAAGAGATCGTAGAGCGACTGCGCAATCGTTTCCAGGTCTTGCAGGACATGACCCAGGCAGTCAAAGAAGGTACTGTACGAGCAATGATCGTCACAGGCCCTCCGGGTGTAGGCAAGAGCTTCGGAGTTGAAGAAGTTCTGGGCAAACAGGATCTGTTCAATACACTGGGCAACAAGCGTCCCAAGTACGAGATCGTGAAAGGTGCTATGAGTGCCATTGGCCTCTACTCTAAGCTCTACCACTACAGTGAAAAGGGCAATGTCATCGTGTTTGATGACTGCGATTCAGTGCTGTTAGATGACTTGAGCTTGAACATTCTCAAGGCCGCTTTGGATTCTAGCAAGAAGCGTACTATCTCGTGGAACACTGATTCACGTATGTTGCGTTCAGAGGGAGTGCCTGACAGCTTTGAGTTCAAGGCAGGTGCTATCTTTATCACCAACATTAAGTTTGAGAATGTACGCTCTAAGAAGCTACAGGATCACTTGGCGGCACTAGAGTCACGCTGTCACTACGTGGATCTGCAGATGGACACAGACCGTGAAAAGGTCCTGCGTATCAAGCAGATCGTAGAAGATGGCATGCTGGACTCCTACGAGTTTGAGCCTGTGGTCAAGGACGAAGTCGTAGACTTTATCGTAGAGAACCGTTCAAAGATGCGTGAGTTGAGCCTGCGTACGGTGCTGAAGGTAGCTGATCTGCGCAAGAGCTTTGCTACCAATTGGAAAGGCATGGCAGAAGTCACTGTGATGCGGGGAGCACGATAATGGCAGGGTGCCAATATCTGGGTCCGGAATACGACCCTCACAGACACAGAGGGCCCACGCCCTTCTGTGGTGCTGAGACCATTCAGGGCAAGAGCTACTGTCACGATCACTACTACGTGGTCTACAAGAAGGGCACAGCAGTCAACGGCAAGAAGCGTGAGAAGGCTGTGGACCAAGAGATCGCTGAGCTTAAACGCCAGCAGGAGTTAGAGGAGATAGATAATGTTTGATAGCATGCTGAAGATTGGGCTAGCCATAGTGTTGATAGTGGTCTTGTTGGCCATTGGACCCTGGTTAGTGATTTGGGCTCTGAATACACTGTTCCCCCTGTTGGCTATCCAGTTCACGTTTTGGACTTGGTGTGCTGTGGTGATCCTGGGCACGTTCTTTCGAGCGAATGTGTCTGTAAAACGGAAGGATTGAGGTTGCAGATGATCTGTGATTCATGTATTATTAACTAATGCTGAAGAACAGATAATCAGCTGTTAACAAAGGAAACTTAAAAATGAAGAGATTCAATCCAGAAACAAAGACTTTCAAGGTCTTCCACGCACTGTACAAAGGTGCTGCTCTTACCCAAAGCCAAGCTGAAAAGCGTTTTGGTGTCAAGAACTTGGCTGCAGAAGCCAGCCGTATCCGCCAAGCAGGCTACGCTGTTTATTCAAACAGCCGCACAGCTGGCAACGGCGTAACAGTCACAGAGTATGTGATGGGCACACCTAGCCGTGAAATCGTAGCACTTGGTTACAAAGCCAAGAGCATGGGCATCACAGTCTAAGCAGTTGTTTCTCGACCCTAAGGGTCGTTCAAAGAACAAGCCGATTCGCTCCCGGGGCGTTCTTTGGAGGGTGTTGTAGAAATACAACACCCTTTTTCTTTGGCCGGCACTCCCAAAAAGAGGTTGACAGATTGGATACATAGTGTTATAATACACACATGAACAAGCAAGGAGTGAACCAAATGGCATTCAATTACGAAAAATACTACGCAACTCTTTTCCGTAAGCGTGGTTACCACCTAATCAACGGTGTGTGGTACTACGATGCAGAAGGCAAGTACCAAGTTTACAACACAGCATCCTAAGGAGTGACTATGCAATTCACTGCTGAACAAGTTTGGGCCTGTGCTGCTGCTGCGCAGCGTATCAACGAAGGCTACTTCAAAGAAGATCAATGGGACACAGCTGAGGCTGGAGTCAAGATCAAGACCGCCAACAAGCTCTTGGTCAAAGATTGGCTTCGCACCAATGACTACTCCCAGATCACTGCTGCAGATACTGCAGAGGGGATCCGTGCTCGTAACCATTTCAAATCTTACACTCTACTGGCCATAGCTGGCAGACTCAACGAGTTCCAAGAGACTGCAATGAAGCTGGCAGCCAAAGAAGAGTTCACAGGTCGCGATATGTATGATTTCGCTGTGATCTCATGCTTGCCTTCAGTGTCTGTGCGTGATGCTGCGAACGCGGAACTCAAACGCGAGATCTATACCTCAGAACAGCTCCACGGAGCTGAAGGGGATAGGATCCAAGGTGAAGTCACTGTGATCAACACCCGTTTCAATCCTGACTACAACAAGCACAAGATCCGGGGTCGCATGGGCGAGAGCTTCGTGGACTTTTGGTTCGGGTCTGCTCTAGAAGGCACAGTAAAGATCAAGGCCAAGATCAAGAGCCAACGTGGCGATAAAACAACACAGCTAAACTATGTGAAAATACTTGGTTGACAAAGAGCGAAATTGGTGTTATACTTATGACACTGAGAGATTAATTGTTTTAACTGTTCTAACTAGCGAGGTCTTAATATGGCAAAAGCACAAGATATTTCCGTCCGTCAAGTTGGCCCTAAGGGTGCCAAGAAGGCGATCCGACACGCAATCAAGATGCGTCGTCCAACATTCCTCTGGGGTCCTCCAGGCATTGGCAAATCAGATCTCGTCAAGCAGATCGGTGATGACGCTGGTCGTGAGGTCATTGACGTTCGCCTGGCTCTTTGGGAACCCACAGACATCAAGGGCATCCCTTATTACAATGCAGAGCAGGGCAAGATGGTTTGGGCTCCTCCTGCAGAACTGCCCACTGATGCAGACTCTAAGGCAATCATCTTCCTAGATGAATTGAACTCTGCACCTCCAGCAGTCCAGGCCGCGGCCTATCAGTTGATCCTGAACCGCCGTGTTGGCACATACCATTTGCCCAAGGGCGTGGATGTTGTGGCCGCAGGTAACCGCGAAGGTGACCGTGGTGTCACATACCGTATGCCTGCTCCGTTGGCTAACCGTTTCATCCACTTGGAAATGAAAGTGGACTTTGATGACTTCCAAGACTGGGCTACTTTGCACAAGGTGCATCCAGAGGTTGTGGGTTATGTGGGTTTTGCCAAGCAGGACTTGTATGACTTTGATCCTAAGAGTTCCTCTAAGGCGTTTGCAACTCCACGCTCGTGGGTGTTCGTTAGCGATCTACTGTCAGATGATGACTGCGACAACGACACATTGACAGCACTGATCGCAGGTGCTATTGGTGACGGCTTGGCTTCTAAGTTCATGGCTCACCGCAAGATCGCAGGCAAACTGCCCAAGGCTGGTGACATCCTCGACGGCAAGGTCAAGGACCTGCAGATCAAGGAAGTGTCAGCGATGTATTCTTTGACTGTTAGCCTGTGCTATGAGCTCAAGGACCGTGCAGAGAAGAAGGCTAAGAACTGGGACGATATGGCAGACTGCTTCTTCCGCTACATGATGGATAACTTCCCAAC